CACCTATATTTAGAGCGCCAGTTCATGGTCTTGGAGGGTAAATACCCCTGCGCGAAAGATAAAGCCTCAGTAGAAATATCCGATGTCCACATCAAATCTACTTGGTATCCAGAATCTTCCGATGTTTTCCGACACGCAACATCATTCAAACTACTATCTGTAGCCTGTGCCATTATTCCCTCTCGAGGAGGGGGACCGAAACCCATCTTCTTGTGAATCTGCTCATAACTCTGTAAGTTTTTGCAAATCACGTTAAGATCCATTTCGTATTTTTCCCCTAAAGCCTTAGCCAATTTCATTCTATCACTCTTAAAGCGTTCGACGTCGACGTGCAGGTACCATTCGTAAAGAAAACTCGTAGCCGCATCGGTATCACGTGTAAACTCTGTAACGAATTTTGACGGAATATAATAACACCCAGACTTCAACAAGGATTCTACAGCGAGGGGCGCCAACCATCTGTCATATACGTTGGAATATACAAATCGTCTCTTAAGAAAACTAACTTGTGAAATATCCAAATACTTAACGAATGCAGAGCTCTTATCGGCAGGAGTAACTTTTAATCCCAGATGCTCAGTAACCACGGCTGCTATAGTTATGTTATTGTATCTATCTAACACAGCAACATCAACTGCTCCGGTGACATCATCACCATAGATGACTGCTTCGACATGGTCGAAAAAGTTCAAATCAGGAACAAGTATTTCCCAAGCATACAAAAGTATAAACAGTCCATACAAAGTATTTTTCTCGGCAGTACCGAACATACCAGAGGGAGTCAAACCACATACAGTGAAGATCGATTTGAGCATCTCGACGGTTATGAACATATTGTCATTTAAAATACCTTGCACTATAAGGAGCGCCTGATCGTTATAACCGCCTTTGCGTAAAACGTTGATAATGACTTCACTTACAGATCGTTTTAACCAATACGGTTGTCGAATGTCAAATTTCGCATAATCGAATTCTATGAATTTGTCACTCCGTCTCAGTAGACGCTTGACCATTTCATCGGCCCCGATATGCATGTTGACTCCAATCGCAGTGCAAAATAATTCCGATTTCTCTTGCATAGTGGTAAGCAACGGTGCCAAAAACATTCTATCAATAACTGTTTGTGCGAAATCTCCGACGTAAAATACTCTGGTGTTACCGGTCTCAATTTTAGATCTCGACCTG